AGATTGGGGAAGTAGAAATACTTCCCCTTTTTCTTGACTTCGTTTATATTGCTAAGTTCAACTTAAATGATAAATAAAAGTGTAGTTCACGAAGGGACAACTTCCAACTACTCTAACGCTTAAAAGGAGCATCAGCAATGTATTTAAACAACAAATATACTAACACATATAATAGCATCGTTAATAGAGCAAGTCAACGCATATTAGATGGCTACACAGAAACACATCACATCATACCACGAAGTCTGGGCGGTGAAGATACCCCAGATAACCTAGTGGTGCTTACACCCAGGGAACATTTCCTGTGCCATTGGTTATTAACGAAGATGGTTAAAGGTAAACGCAAACAATGGAGTATGATAAACGCACTTGGGTTTATGATGTGGGCAGAGAACGATAATCAGGAACGATACAAAGTAAACGCCAGACTATATGAACAACTAAAACAAAAACATAGCGACATGAAAAGTTGGGCAATGACAGGCGAGCGCAATGGTATGTATGGAAAAAAGCATTCAGAGGAAACTATAGATAGAATGAAAGAATATCAACAAAATAGACCACCTATGTCAGAAGAAGCAAGAGAAAAGATACGCCAAAGTCGTTTAGGCAAGCCCAGGGACGAAGAAACAAAGAGAAAAATAAGTGAAACTAAAAAAGGCACACAGGTTGGTGATCTTAACAATATGTACGGAAAAACCCATTCAGAAGAAACACGGCGTAAAATCTCAGAAGCAGCCAAGGGTAGAAAGTATAGTGCTGAAACAATCGAGAAACGAGCCGCTAGTCAAAGGGGCAAGAAAAGACCTACCAAAGAATGTCCACATTGTGGCAAAACAAGTGCAGTAAATACCTACGCCAGATGGCACGGAGACAACTGCAAACACCGATAAATACAGTATCAGCAAAGACTGATTTATGGGGCACCACCTCGTAGACCTAGAACGTCTTAAACTCACAAAGGAGAAAACAAATGGGTAGACCACTAAGAACAGCAGAAACCGTAGACGGTAATGCAAAATCGGGCGTCATTGGCGCACAATCAGCAGCAGGCCAGCAGATCCAGATGATTGGGTTTGTAACAGGCGGCAGTTCAAACAACAGTAGTGTTGTTGTACAAAAAGGCACAAAGCGTTTTCGTCTAACAACTTCAGACGGTACAGAAACACTTACACTTGTACCACTAGCAACAGGTGCACTATCAGCAGGCGAATGTTCGCTTACAGCAACAGACAGTGCAGGCGGCACTTACTTGGTAAGTCGCGTTGGTCCTAACTGGATTGAAATTGGCGCATTAGGCACAGGTTCACAGGTTGCTGTCGGCAATCGTGTACAGTGGGTTGATGATCAAACATCAGCAGTTGCGATCAACACAGGCACATATGCTATCGGGCATGTAAGTCAGCCAGGTAGATTCCAGATTGTAACAGCATAATTTATTGTTGACACAGCAATTAAACCACAGTATAATAATTACTGTGGTTTTTTTGTGAGTATCATGTCAGAATTTGCATTTATATTAGGTAACGGTGAAACACGTCTGTGCTTTAATCCTCGAGACTTACAGTCTCAGGGCCCAGTGTATGCTTGTAATCGTGTTTATCAGGAATTTACTCCAGATGTCTTAGTGAGTACTGACACTGGCATAGCTCGTGAAATACAAGAGAGTGGGTATAGTCAGAAAAACGTTCATTATACTCGTGAGAGTAATATTATTCCTGGCAGTGGTGCTAGAGCGTTAAATCCAGAGTATACTGGGTTTAGCAGTGGACCCAATGGGTTGGCGCTGGCTGCTGATCATGGATTTCCTTATTTGTTTTTAATTGGGTTTGATTTAGTAAGTCAAGATCAATATGTTAACAATATATATGCAGATACTCCACATTATGTTAACAGTTCAGCATTAAAAATGAATCCAGAAAACTGGATTAAACAAATATCTGAGATTATACAAAAGTATAAAAATCAACGGGTCATTCATGTTAATCCACTATCAGGATTTACCCCTGCAAGTTGGCTAACATTGCCTAATTTTGAAGTAATGGATATTACTGGCTTCAAATTTATGCTAAATATATAAAACACAGTTTAATGGATTAACTTATGAGCAAAACACAACGAGTAACTGGCAATCTAACAGTAGATCCAACTGGCGATTTCATTGTTTTATCAGATACACAAATCACTGGCAACTTAACTGTTACTGGCACAGAAACGTCAATCAGTACTACAAATAGTACTATAAAAGATCGCCAAATCGTTCTTAATGAAGGCGAAGCAGGGGCTGGTATAACTGGTCGCTACGCTGGCATTGAAGTTGAACGAGGATCGTTGGCCAACACTTGGTTAGTGTTTGATGAAAATGATGATAATTGGAAGATTAGCTATGATGGCGGATCTTCATTCCCGGATTTTGTTGTTAGTAGTGCAACAGGAATTACAACAGTAGTAGACGACACCAGTCCTGAGCTAGGCGGAGATTTAGATGTTAACGGGTTTAACATTGTTAGCACCGTTAGTAACGAAAACATTGAGATTATACCCAACGGAACTGGAACATTGAGTGTACAAGCTGCTATTAAGTTAACAGACCAATCAGCACCAAGTGCAGTAAACAACGCAACATTGTTGTATGCTGCAACAACAACAGGTGGCGGAACAGGTGTGCATTTTGTAGATGGTAGCACAACTGGCGAACTAGTTAGTAAAACAAAAGCCATCGTATTTGGATTAATTTTTTAAAGGAATAAACTATGGCTTTAGCACAAGCAACTTTAACCACAGGTTATGTAACACAATATACAAGCAGCGGCGAAAGTGCAGTAACAACTATGCACTTATGTAATACAAATGGTGGTGCAGTGAATGTAGATATTTGTATTGTTCCAAGTGGAGGTAGCGCAAGTGACAGTACTATTGCGTATAAAACTCTAAGTATTGCTGCAACCGATAGTTATATTATTGATACAGAAAAGTTTGTTTTAGGCAATGGTGATTTTATTGCAGCAAAAGACGATACTGGTAGTGTAACAGTTATGACAATTAGTTATGTGAGCATCTAATGGGAAGAAATGTAAAAAGTCCAAAAGTATTATCAAATAATGCAACAGCAATTGGGATTCCAGTAGGCACTACAGCAGAACGCAGTTTCGATCCAGTAGCAGGCGATTTAAGATTTAATACTGACACCGATAAACTAGAAATTTTCAACGGTGCGGCTTTTAAATCAGTTGCTGGAGAAGGTAACTCAAGCATTACACAGGACAGTTTTACTGGTGATGGCTCAACACTGGCATTTACAATGAGTACAAGTGTTACTAGTAATCAAACTCAGCGTATTATTGTTGCTGTTGGAAATGTGTATCAGAATCCAGCAAGTGCTTATACACTAAGTGGTACAACCATCACATTTACAAGTCCTCCGGGCAACGCAGAAACTATTACTGTTATTCACGGACTAGACAGTAACGAAGCCACCTCCTAGTATAAATAAATGTAATTGCTAGTAAAGCAAGGACACACCCTGCCACCTCGGACTGTTAGTAGGTGGACGCAAGATAGCGGATGGAGAGAGCAGAACTATGGCTATAAGTCGTATAGGCGGTAAAGCCTTAAAAGCAAATCTAGAACGAGATATCAATCTTGCGTTCAACACTACTACCCTAGTAGTTGACTATGCCACTGGAAGAATTGGTGTTGGAACAGCATCCCCTACACATTTACTCACTGTTGACGGAACAGCAAAAGTTACTGGCGCTGCTACATTAGATAGCACACTGGGTTTTTCTACTGGTGTTACCGCTAATAAAATCTTAGACGAAGACGATATGTCCAGTGACGATGCCAGTGCATTGTCAACACAGCAAGCAATCAAAGCATATGTTGATGCCCAAATTAGTAGCGGTGCTGTATCATCAGGTATGGATGTCATATTAGGCACTCCCACTGATGGTAGTTTAACTACTAGTGGAACCTATTTAGGATGGACATCTAGCACTAAAGTTACTGATGCTATTGATGACTTAAACGAAGTTACCGAAAATATTCGTAACAACACATATGTAAAAAGTGTAACCTTTACAAGTGATGTTACATCCGCAGGCAGTGGATTTACTGCTACACTATCAATAAGTGCAGTTGGTAATGCTGACCAATATGTTATAGATTGGGGAGACGGCACCAGTAACACAACAACTTCCAGCACATCCCCTACTCACGTCTATTCAAACTATGCAGATAGCCCACACAGTATTACAGTAACAGCAAGTAATACCAGTGGTAGTGGCACAGGCAGTAGTGCTACATTTACAAGAACAGATTATATTTCTGTTTACAGTCCAAACCCTGTTGTAAGTTTTGCAGCATATGCCGCAAGCAGTGGTGGTTCACCTATCACAACCTGGGATGATGGCGATACTGTGTATTTCCAAAATAATACTACAAACACAGACATTGCTGATGCAAATGTTCAGTTTACTTACGATTGGGGCGACAGTGAAAGTGATAACGTTATCACTAGCGACAGCGCAACTGGTGGTTCAGGCGGTGGTAGACTAGCACATACATTTACTGCAAGCACAGAAACAGAAGTAACAAGAACAGTTACTTTAACATTAGACACAATGAGCACTGCTGACCCAGCAGTTATTCCAGCTAATGATACCCTTGCTGTTAAAATTTATGATACACATACACCAACAGTAGCATTAGACGATGTTAGTGGTGTTAACGAAGAGGCTACCAGTGGACATGTTGTTGAATTTACAAACAATACTGAATCCACAATCGGAAGTCAAGCAACCTATGGCATCACGTATCAATACCAGTGGGGTGATGGAACTAGCAATACTAATGTAAACACTGGTAGCGGCGCAAGCGGAGATACTGGCGGAACTATTAGTCATACATATGCATTAAGTAGCAGTGACCAAGCAAACGGAACGGCTGTAGACTATACTGGAACATTGAGAGTCATTAGTGAACACACTAGTAGTCCTTTTGTAACCAGCAATTTTTCAGTACACGTTGAACCAGATGTTAGAACTAACTTAGCGGCTACGGCAATCACTGTTAGTGATGCTAGTGGAGATAATCAGTACAGTATCTACGATCACACTGATTTATCTGGCGTAAACAGAGCGTTGGTACGTGGCACAAACACTTCACAAAATGCTGACAGTTATGTTTGGGCTTGGGGCGACGGCGACACTGATGATGTTACAGAAAACGGCAGTTCAGCAGGTAGTATTGGTGCAGTTATTGACCACGACTATGCAGGCGAAAGCACCGGTAACAAAACACTTAGCCTAACCTCAACTGGTACGCCGGATATTACAACACAAACAGATGCAGAGAGTTTAACTATTGCTCTTAAAGCAGTGCCAAGTGCACCAGCTAGTTTAAGTGCAAAAAGTATCACACTAAGTGATGCCTATCAAGGCACAGCACCAAGACTGGCTCATGGATTTACTGATAACAGTACAAGCAATCCACTCAGCGCAAGCGCAGACTTAACAACAACTACTGCAAGACGTTACACAAGTGGTACTATTGATACTAGTGTAGTAAACGATTCCTACAACGGTGCCGCTGGCACATTAACAGCATCTGTCAACGGCAGTGGCGACGGTGCAAAAACATTCAGCGCCAGCCTAAATGAAACAGGAACATTTACTAGTCTTGTAATTAGCCAGCAAGTTGACTATCATGATATTGATGCATCCTACCCCAGTGACTTCTATCAGGTATTTGATGCAAAGATTACAAAAGCAATCAGTGGATACACTGTTGGTGTAAACGACGAACGATTAGAGCACAGCACAACTGGCAATACAAACTACGTTTCAGTAGTTAAAGATGATTTAACAGCATCACCAAGTTTTGGCAGTGTTGGTTCACTTGCCGAAGGAACTGCTGGAACAAAGCGTTTTATCTCAGGAATTCCGTATTATAATTCCGGGAGTCCAACAGTTAATTTAACAGGAATGACTATTAATGATTTAGTTGGTCAAGCATACACGAACCAATCCAATATTGTTGAAGTTGACAGTGGCACAAATGCTGAAGGCACAAGCAGTAATGCAAGCAATGCAAACGATTACACTTATGCTAATATAGATGGCGCGACTACGATGCTTAATGGCGGTGTTCCGAAAGTTAATATTGGCACAAGTAGCGCATATGCTATTGGAAGTTTAAGCGTTCCTATTACATCTTCAAGCGTAAGAACTATTGAAACAATTAAAGCAAGAGCACGTAACGTCAACGGTATTAGCAGTTACAGTGAACTTAGTACTAAACTACAAGTACACACTGCAGAACAAAGTGGCATCAGTGAGATTGCTATTGTAGTAAGTGATAGTTTAGGCGCAGGATTTGACGATGACGGTGTGCGTGTGTTTGATTTTAGTGCAGCAACCACAGATACACCAAGTTACAATAGTGCAACAAACTTCTACACAAACAGTGTATACACAGAAAGTGCAGATCCAGGTGTTGCAGGAACCAAAGAAGCAACCATTAGACTTGGTGTACTAAAACACGATACAACAGATTACAGCACAGGTTACTTACCAGCAGGACCAGACAGAAGCGGCGACACAGGTACACAGTACTTTACATTTGCGTTTCGTAGAACCACTACTGCAAACTTTGATATAAACATTACGAGTAGCAGTGGTATTGCAGGATTATGGTATGCTGCACCTGGCACAGTGCTAGACGACAGTAGTGCTCTTAATGGCTGGATAGAAGGCACAAGTCAGTATGCAGGTGTTGGCAATCCTGGAACAGACACTGGTAATGGCGGCAATGGACTAGCAGGTGGCGCATTTACTGGTGCTGATGTTATTCCAACAGGCAGTAGTTTAAGTGGAGGATATACAATGACACTTGGTACTGCTAACCTCAGTAATGCAACAGGAAACGTTTGCTTGGTGCGTATTGCACTAACAAGTGGACAAAGCATAACTGCTCTTAGTATAGGAGTTTCTGTGTAATGGCTATTACTGACAACCAAAAAATTGACTATCTCTTTAAGAAGATTGGTTATGGTGCAACTAAAACTGATACCAACGCTAATAAACTTGCTCCTAACGAAGCGATTCCAAGTCCGCTACTCATACGTGGCGATAGAGTTTGGCAACAATCATCTAGTATTCCCAGCGTAAGACCTAGTAGTACCACTAGCATTGTGCAAGTTTATACTGGTGCTAATGTTGTTGAAACAACTGAAGATAACACTGCTACAGCAAGCAGAACTTGGAAAACAGGACTAACTGGTTGGATTCCTCCGCAGTTCGGAAGTACATATATTGTTAGTGTGTATATACACACAGCCGGCGATGCTGCAAATGCTGCAAACATTAGTAACAAAGTGTTTGTCACAGGCAGTGGCAACAATGATGAATGGTTCTTTGACTATGAATCAGGTGTACTAAACTTTATTGGCACAAACTTACCAAACGGTAAAAGTTTTAGCGGCAATAGTGTTTATATCGAAGGCGCAAGATATGTTGGTGCGTATGGTGTTGGCTCAGCGGCTGGTGAAGATGCAAATTTAGGCGATTTAACTATCTCTGGAACTACTATTAGTACTTCCAACTCAAATGCTGATATTATTCTAGATCCAAATGGAACTGGTATTGTTGATATTGATACTACACTAGCAATGCAATTACCAAAAGGAACAACAGCACAGCGACCTACCAGCCCTGAGGCAGGATATTTAAGATACAATACTACCAATAATACTGTTGAAACCTATAATAACAGTGCTTGGGTTAGTGTTGGTGATCCTGATACTAGTACAGTTCATGTTGACAGCTTCAGTGGTGATGGAGCAACAACAGGGTTTACAATGGGAGGCAGTGCTAGCACAAACCAATTGATTGTAACACTCAACGGTGTTGTACAAAAACCAACAGAAGTATATAGTGCGTCAGGAACAACATTGACCTTTACTACTGCACCAGCATCTGGTGATGATATTAGTATTAGACGATTTGTTGCAACAGTTGATAACAGTATTGTGCTTGACAATGACGGCGATACTAAAATTCAAGTTGAAGAAGGTAGTGATGAAGACACTATTAGATTTGATGCCGCTGGCACTGAAGTAATGACTATGACAGGCACTGTAACAACAGCAAAGACTCCAGTTCAATTTGCAAGTTACACAACTTCAGCCCGCAATGGGTTAAGCGGAGTTAATGGCATGGTTATCTATAATAGTACTACTGGAAAGTTCCAGGGGTATGCTGGCGGGTCTTGGGTAGACCTACATTAATCTACAAATACATATTCATCAGCAATAATTGTTTTTAAAATTATATCATATCCCCTTGACACTTGAATTACTACATCTTGATCAGGTTTAACCCGGTCCATGCTTCTTCCGATGTCTTTGGGAAAGATAATATCTACGTTATTAATTTTTTCTATAATATCGCCTTCTTGAAATCCTGCATTGCTCATAGGTCCGCCTGGTTCCACCTTAACAATTACAACTTTGCCAATTTCACTATCCAATCCAAGTGCCACACCAATTTTTCCTCTGCGAATTTTTCCATTAGCAATTAATTCATTTACGACATATTCTGCACTATTACTAGAAACACTAAAGTTAAGACCAATGCTACCGCCTCCTTGTTGTGCAAAAATAAATGTGTTAACGCCTACAACTGTTCCTTTATTAGTAAACAATGGACCACCGCTGTTGCCCTGGTTAATACTAACATCAGTTTGAATAACTTCTTGCCAGGTATTTTGTGATCGTTTATGTGTGGCACTGATAATTCCTTGTGTTACTGTCCATTCTTGCCCCATGGGATGACCGATAGCAAATACTTGATCACCTGACATTGCCTGGTCACTATTTGCCCACCTTAATGCTGGTATTGGATATAATTTCTGCTTTCCAGTATCACTGCTCATTTCTAACACTGCGATGTCACTGATTTTGTCAGTACCAACTATATTAGCAGGATAGCTTTTAGCATCATTGTAGAAAACTATTGTAAGAATTGCAGGTTCATTATTCGGATTAGCAACATGATTGTTAGTAATAACATATTTTCTATTATTAACAGAAACAATAAAACAACTACCAAAGCCCTGTGGGCTTTGTTGTGGAGTAGTTTTTTTAGGAGGCTCTAAAAACTTGTCAAAAGGATTAGATTCAAGTCTAGATCCTTCGCCGTCAATTACTACTGTGCCTGTGCCCATGGTCATTTCAACCTTGCAAACACTGGGTATTACTTTTCTTATTATCTGAGAAAAGTTATGAGCCTGAACTGTTGTTGACCCTAAAACTACCGATAGCACGACCGCTACTCGCATCAAATTGATCCACATATTGATTAATCCTTCGTTGTTTAACACTTGCTTGTTGAGCTATTTTATAAGAATTACAATTTGAACAAGCATGCACTGATGTGTTTTTAAAATGTTTGCTAGTTTTTTCGTAACGAGCACCACACCCGTCACATTCCAATATATATTGTTTCTGACGAGTTTTTACCTTTTCATTACGTCCATGCCTTTTTCTAACATGAAGGTTTTCTTTGTAATAACTATCAACTAGCATATTTCTATTTAGCAAGCGGCTTAGTTAACCAAGTATAAATATACGAAACAATTACGGAGACCCATTTAATGGCACAACAATCAATTAACATCGGCGCCGCGGCAAACGACGGATCAGGTGATCCACTTCGCACCGCCTTTGATAAGATCAATGACAACTTTTCAGAGCTGTACACTGTATCAGGCGCTGGACCAGGTAATAACCTTGCTCTCAGTGGTAACAGTATTATTAGTGAGGACTCAAGCGGTGATATTATTCTTGATCCAAACGGCACAGGCAGAGTTGTAGTTGCTACAGCATCAGAACTAAGATTTACTGACCATGTAGACAATGCAGTAGCGTATGTTGATGCTGACGGCGATATACAGTTTAGTAGTAGCCTTACGTTTGATGGAACAGACTTAGTTGCCGGTAGCGCAAAAGTATCCGACTTGACCAGTGGTAGGATTACGTATGCAAGCACAGCTGGTGCGTTAGTTGACAATGCTAACTTAACATTTGATGGTTCAACACTAACCGCAGCTAGTATAGTTGCAAGTGACATAACTGACAATCGTGTTGTCTTTGGTGGAACAGCTGGATTACTTGAAGATAGTGCTAACCTTACGTTTGATGGAACTACTCTTACAGTAGGCAGTCAGTTATCGTTTAACGATAATAGAATTAGTACAATAAATTCAAATGAGAACATTGACTTAGACCCAAGCGGAACAGGAACTGTAAACTTTGCTGTTCCTACACAAACTACTGTAGGAAGTGCAGGCGGAGCATCAAACGTTCCTGCTGCTCCAACTGTTTACGTAAAAATCCGTGTAAGTGGCGTAGAATATGTAATACCAGCATTTGCTGTAAGTTAAGGAATAGTACCCAATGGCTAAACAAACAATTAACATTGGTACTAATCAGGACGATGGTACTGGTGATTTACTTAGAGCAGCATTTACAAAAGTAAACGAAAATTTTACTGAGATCTACAATGAAATCGGAGGAGCCAGTCTAAGTAATATTAGTATTAGTGGTTCGACTATTTCTACTGATACTTCTGATAGTAATCTTATCATTGATCCCAATGGCACAGGGGCTATTCAGTTAAATGGAAATACAACAGTAACAGGTACACTTGGTGTTACTGGTGCTACAACATTATCAAGTACACTTGGTGTTACTGGCATTAGTACACTGGCAGCGGCAAATGCTACTGATGTAACTGCTAGCGGAACACTTGGTGTTACTGGCATATCAACACTTGGTGTAATCAACGCATCTGGTATTGCCACATTTTCAAATAATGTAAATGTTGCTGGGCTATTAAATGCAACAGGTAATGTAGATCTAGGTGACTCAAGCGCAGACACTGTAACTGTAACAGGCAGATTTGATTCAAGTCTGGTACCCAGTGTTGATGCTACAAACAATCTTGGTAGTGCCAGTTTACGCTGGGCTACATTTTACGGAACAGACATTGATGTATCAGGTAATGTCACCATTGGTGGCAACATCACCATTGGTGATTCTGATACAGACAGTATCAATATTGTAGCAGACTTAACTGGTAATTTGATACCAGATACAACAGCAACCTATAATGTTGGTAGTGCTAGCAAAGTATGGTCCAATGTTTATGCTACTACAGTTACGGCAAACTTAACTGGCGATGTTACTGGCGATATTACTTCTGTTGGAACAAGCACATTTACAACTGCTGATATCAATGGTGGAACTATCGACTCAGCAACTATTGGTGCTACACTACCGTCAACTGGTAAATTCACCTCATTGGTAGTAGATAATTTAAGTATCAACGGCGCTACAGTACAAACAACTGCTGGAGAACTTTATCTTGCAGGTGCTGCTGGCATTAATGCCAGTGGTAATATAATTACAAACTTAGCTGCACCAGTAAGTAGTTCAGACGCAACAACCAAAGCATACGTTGATGCATCTCAATTTTCGTTACGAGTAGTAGATGACACATCAACATTAAATGTTATTAATAAGAATGAAACTTTTAAAATTGCAGGCGGCACTAATGTTACTACATCTATCACAGGCGATGTATTAACTATTAACGGTGCTGCTAATCAAGACCTGGCAAGTGTGACCACAGCTGGTGCAACAACAATCAATGGTATTACAGTTGGCAGTGTTGACACAGATGGTATTCGTATCATTGATAATAACATCACATCAACTCGTAGTAATGATGATCTAGTATTGTTAGCAAGTGGAACTGGACTGGTTGATATTGTTCCCAATGTTCGTGTACTGAGAACTAATAACATTATTGGTGATGCTACATTGACTATGTATGCAACAAATGATCTCTTTATTCAATCACTAAGTGGCAGACTAAGTCTTATTGGCTCTGTACCAGGCACTAGCGTGGGCGTATCGGGCGACCAAGCAGGCATGGTAGCATTTGACTCATCATACATTTATTATTGCACAGCGAGCTATGACAGTTCTAGTAACATCTGGAAGCGTGTTGCATGGTCGGGTGACACCTGGTAATACAAAATATTTATTTTTATATAAATAACCGTGTAGCAA